TTACACCAGTTGATGCAGCTACAAACCTTTTTACAACTGGAAGTAAAATTGCTTTTATTTGTTATGAAACAGGTACATGGCATATTGCATATGAATTCACTGGAGCAGCAACTTCTGTTAAAGGTGCGTTCGCATTTGCAGCGTAATAATTAATTTAGTGTGGGCTTCGGCCCACACAAATTTTAAGGAGAAAAAATTATGGGAACAAGTATAGTAAGTCCTAAAAGTAAAACATTAGTCCCTGATACAACATCAGCAGACAATGATTCTATTGCGGCTTCACAAACTCCAGGCGGAGCAGGTAATTTAACTTTAGCTGGAACAGCATCAAGCTTTGCACCCGCTGGAACAGGATTATTTGTTACAATAACTGGAGACGGTGGAACTAATTTAACTGGTGTTACCTTTACAATTACTGGAACAAACGCTTTAGGAATAACTGCTACAGAGGCTCTTAATGGACCTAATGGAGCAGCTACAGTTACAAGCACATTAAAATTTAATACAGTAACTCAAATAGCTGTCAGTGCTGGAACTACTACAGCAGTTAGAGCAGGAAATGCGGCAGGATCCGGAGGATCTGAGCAAACTGTATTTGCAGGTAGAACTAGATTAAGAGAATTATTTGGTACAACTGCAGCTACAGCCAATACAGTCACTACATTTTTTAGTGGTGGTGAATCACAAGGTAATGAATTATTTGCTGTACAAAATCCTGTAGCAACTCAAACTTTAATTAATCCAGCTTCAGCACATGGAGGAATACTAGCTGATGAAGGTTTATCTGTAAATCTACCAACTAACAGTTTTGTAAGTTTAACAGTATATTACGACGGGTAGGTAGCAATGGCTAATACTACTTCACAGGCCTATAGTTTTGATCAGGACCTGTCAATTGATGAAATCATTGCAGACGCATACGAGCGTCTTGGTTTAGTAGGTACGGCCGGTTATCAAATTAAAACTGCTAAAAGATCTTTAAATATTCTTTTCCAAGAGTGGGGTAACAGAGGAATACATTTTTGGGAAGTAGGAAACACAAACGTTAATTTAGTTGTAGGTTCTTCAACAAATGTAGATGCTACTGCTGAAGGTTCTGGAGTATACACTTTCTATAGAAACGCAAGTGATGTTCCTGCTGGTAATGAACCACCACAAGCTACAACAGTTCCAACTGCAAATGTATTTGGTATATCAGATATTTTAAACGTTACGTTTAGACAAAATTACAATACCACATCACAGTCAGATATCGGTTTAACAAAAGTTGCAAGAGATGCATATTCTGCGACAGCAAACAAAGCATCACTTGGA